GTTTACCAGTGTAGTTTTGATGTGTTTTTCCGCATCTACCGCAGTTATCTGTTTTCCACTTATTACTAGTCTTTTTCATACTATACGTTTAATGTTTTACTAATAGATCTAATTCAATAATTTCTGGGTAGCCGTAGTAAGATTTTTTCTCTAGTATTTCTTTAACATATGATTCAGCATCTGCTTTATTAAAGAATACTTTAGCGTATTCAAAGTCATGCGGTTCGTAATCCATCTCTCCACATACTAAATAGCATTTTGGTTTAGGGATATCTAGTTCCATATTATACGTTTAATGTTTTTACTTTAATCATATCTGGATTAGTGTAGAAATGCATTAGTATTCCGGCTTTATCACTATCTAATCCATGCCAAGTTTCTTTACCTGTTTTTCTACTTCGTTTAATGTAAACATAATCATGAACATACTTACTCTCTTCAAGCAGTCGTTGTTTTAGTTCTTCCGATTCAACTATAATTTCCATATTAAACGTTAAGCGTCTTATCGTAGGCAGAAATATGAAGTCTACTGAGTCCTCTGATTCTGTACTTCTTTGCCATTTCTAATATGAAATGTGTTCTTTCATGGTATTGATCCTGACTATCCATTCCAGGCATTATTACTACATTCTTCAACGGTATATTAAACGGCTCAATGAAGTCTCTGAATATCTCTTTGATGTCATCCTCTACGCTAACAACAAACTTAAACTGGTACAAGCTGTGTTCCATTATACGCTTAATAGCGTCTGGGTTAATACGTTGTTTCTCAGTCATACCTGAGTTGGATAGCTTTGGTGAGCAGTTGATTTGGTCTAGTGAACCCCATAGTATATCATCGATTATTATTGTGCCATTTGTTTCTATTTCATAGTATGGAGTTTTACCATATGTTCCTGGTCTTATTGGATCTACTTGATCCCAATATTTGAAGAAATTGCTAATAGCTTCTTGATGTCCTTTAATTGTAGGTTCACCACCAGTCCAAATGATATGGATAGTACCCTTTCTAATATCTTCGTAGATATCTTGTTCTTTCCATTGATCAATCAGATATTGAAACTCCTTATCTTCACCTCTCCATAGCCATTGTGATGTTGAATCACAGGTCCAGGTTGCTTTACCTTCTAGTTCTAAATCGCCTTTAAATATTTCACCATCGGCTAATGATGCTTCTTTTAATAAAGCGTTAGTGAATGCTCTACTCATACCGCAAGTTAGGTTACATATACCTAAGCGAACGAAATATGATGGTATTCCTGTTGATATACCTTCTCCTTGTACGGAGTAGAAGTCTGAGCTGATTAACAGCTTGTTTGGATCTATTTTACTCATTACTTAGATTTTTGTTTTTTATGTTTTAATCTTTTTTCTTCAATAGTTTCTGCTATTGCATCTCCACCTTTTATAGGTTCTTCTGCTATTTTAACTATTTTTCTAGTAACTTGTTTCCACTCGGATTTAGATACATACTCCCACTGAGTACCTACCATTTGTTGGGCTTGTTGGTCAGATACTCTGACGATGTTTGATGTTTTTCTGTTCTTTAGACACTTCATAGTTTTTTCCTCCATGTTTTTATTGTTAGTTAATATAAGGACTATTTGTTGAATAACCTACGTACTTTATTTCTAATAGGTAGGTACCAATTTTCGTAGAAGAAAGTTTTTAATTTAAACGAGTTACTAACATCTTTAGTAAATTCATTTAAGTACCCCATTAACTCCATCATCTCTTGTTCGGTATAGGTTGTTCCTGGTATCTCTTTTTCTTCATAGATCCATGTACCATCTACAATATCCACTAGCATATCTTTTTTGATAGGCTGTAAGAAATAAGTCTTTACTTGATCTAGGATCGCTCCTATATCCTTTGTCATTAAATCTCCATAAGTAACCTGGTAGTCAGGTATACCGCAGATTTCGAAGATTTGAGAGTATCTTAGCTTCTTGGTTGGTAATCTAAATCTACAACTTGGACTGCTTGCCGACCAGTAGGTATACCACGTACTAGTGCTCCATCTTGAATATGACATATCTTAATTTAAAATTGATTTAACGTAATTTAAACAGTACTGTAGGGCTGGGTATTCGTTTAATACTCCTAAGAAGGTAAGGTGCTGTTCTCCGCATAAACCCAACCCATGCTGTAATGTGTGTAGTAATTCGTGCATAACTTTTTATTTGTTGTTTTAAGCTTTAGGGTCTTGATATTCTACATAACTCTTTGAATCTGCATAGCTCTTAAGAGGTGTGTAGTTTACCGATAACCAATTCTGTGCTTGTTGAGGTGTGATAGATTCCTTGGTACAGGTAGCAAAACCAGCTTCTGATTCATAAGCAGTCACTAGATGTATCTGTAGAGCTGGATTGGATTCAAATATAACTGCCATAGCTAAGAAAATCTCTCTAACTATATTCTGTATCGTAGGTTCACAGTCTTGATCCTTACCGTTTAAAGACATATTCCATACCTTCTGATCTTTAGTCATAGGCTGTACAGGACTCTGTATTAATGTATCTCCTCCAAGTGTTTCCTCCACCCAGCCAATTCCTATTCTCTTAACTTCAGCCTCTGCTACTTCATAGTCACCGGATTGATTTGCGGTGTAATCAAAGGTGAGTTCGTAGTTATAGGTCTTAAATACTCCTCTAGATGTTATATTGTTCTTTTGCATATTTGATTATGGTTTGTAGATTGCTGTATTTTTACTGTGTTCCATAAACTCTACCTGAGCTATCTTAACTCTGCCATCGGTTTCAGTTTCTACAAAGCTACTTAGCTTATCGTAGACATACTTGGCAAATTGTTCTGCTCCAGTAGCTGGAATGATGCGTAGCTGTATAATGCCTTCTGCATCCATTCTTTTAAAATTCTCCAAGTACGGATCATCTACGGCTATCAAGGTAGTGTGATCGAACATATGATCCATCCACATCTTTGGATTCATTCCATCGATAGCTGTCTTAGCTCTCTTCATACCGCCAAAATCCCATACCCAGTTTCTATAGTCTAGCTCTCCTTCAAACCACACCCTAAAGGATATGCCATAGCCGTGTAAAAATTTGCTAACAATGGGTACCCTCAGCTCTCCACTGGCGGAAGACTGTAGAGTACCCATCAAATAATTTAGTTGATTGAAACATTTTATAAGTATTTTGATATTTGTTCTAGTCTTTGTTCAATAGTTCCTGTGATGGTAATAAGTTTTTCTGTCGGTACATACTCTCTAATAAAGTCTACGAATAATCCATCTACTTTCTTCTGGAGTTCTTCGTTTAATCTTTCGGGGTCGTATACAAATCCGAATTCAATCGGTATATAGAAGAAGTTATCAACTTGATGTTTAGTCTCCTCAAATAACTCTATCATCGGACTAACATCAATACTTGGATGCAAGATCCTGGTATAGATTATACAGTCAATAATACTACGGGTAGATAACACGTTTTGATGTGTTAGGTAGTTTTGATATGCCCAGATAGAGAGTTCGTTGATAACGATCTGCTTTTCATGCTCAGAGAAGTCTAGCATCTTACTAATCTTATACACAGGTCTAGAAAACCCGTCTGTAATGTAGTAGTCTGGATATGTTCTCTGAACTTCTTTTAGTAGCGTGCTTTTGCCTACGCCATGGCTGCCTACAAGTATTTTCATATAGTCTTAATATAAGTTATTCTATTCAATCTTCCAACTTAAAGATATTCTCTTTAAAGAATTTCTTCCAACTATCTAAAGAAGTTTCTCTTAACAGGTCATACATTTCGTCTAATGAGGTTGCGGTATTGTTAACAGCCGTAAACCTAACCGCCTCACCTTCGTCCACTCCTTCGGTTACTTTATGGACTACCGAACCAACGGTAGGGTATTTACCCTCCCATGCTCTAATTTGAGGATCTTTACCCTTCAATTCCTCGTAGTAAGTTATCAATCCAGGGTGTCCGTTATAGATTGTCCGAGGACTATAGCTAGCAATGAATTGCCCTGGGAGGATTCGTAGATATCCGTGAAGTGTTATGATATTACTGTTTAGGATATCCTCTTGGAGATAATGTTCTAATAGGGGATTAAACGGTATTGTTTTTAACTCACATCCCTCTGCTTTTAAGAATGTAGCTACTTTTTCGTTTAGTCTCTTAGGATTATTTGTGACTAGTATTTTAGGTACGGCATTAAGGAGGTTACAAATGTCGTAGACCTCCTTTCCCGTTTGACTTACAAATACTGTCCAATCAAGTTTAGCAAATGCCATATCTTACTGTCCCATTGTTTTTGTGGTGTAATAATATTTAGACTTTAAACCTATACTAACTAAAGATTCTTTAGTCGCTCTCACTGGACATATATCTAAAGATCCTCTTCTAGCATATAACAACATCACACTACATTCCTTCACCATTGGGTTCTTCATGATTTCGGTATATAGTTTTTCAGCACAAAACTCATGAAACTCGTTTACCTCTCTTAGAGAAATAACTAGTTTTAGTAACTCTTGTTTATTAACTGTACCTTTATGTGTTACGATATTAAAAAATGCCGTACCGGTATCTTTTTGTTTGGTATGTCTACATCTTGATCTTAGGACGTTTGTAAAGAATGAAAAGTCTCCAGGTAGCGCAGATGTATCGTCGATGATACTGTAGAATTCCTTAGCTTGATAGTCTGTGATCTCTAATGCCTCTAATTCTTTATCGGTTAAACTCTCGTATAAATCTACATAACCTGTACCAGGATCGTAGCTAAGTTTGCGATCATCTCCAGATCTAAAGAATTTAACTTCAACATTTGCACCAATACATTGACTGATATCTTTTTGAACTTGTGTTTCATAATTGTAAATAGCTTCATCTACAGTCTTACCCATCTTACACATATCAAACGTATTGAGGTATAGCTTAAATGATTTTGATTCTACCATAAATTCTGAGGTAGAAGGACAGATGATTTTTAGAGTACCTGCTAGCGGTAATCCATTCTCTATAAGAAAAGTTGCTTCGTGACAATGCCAGACATCATATCCAACAAATTCATTACCGGTTATTCCCCAGTCTTGACGTGCTGCTGAACGTGGCATTGGATTTAGCTGCGAAGGATCGAAGGTTTCTGTGTAGACAGCGTATGAGTTTGCGGAGCCTAGAGATCTAGCTGCGTAATCGCTCATTGAAAGGTTACTAGTGTTTATTGACATAGCTTTTAAAGATTTTTATATTTTGAAAGATTAGATCTATTTGTTCGGGTGTTAGCTCGATATCTAGGTTATCGGCTAGTTTTGCTTTGGGTTTAGGTTGTACTAGACCGTGTTCACCTAATTCATTACCTAACCATCCGTTGATGATTGGAGAGCTGGTATCGAGAGAATACAAGTGTTTGGTTAGATGCGGTTGATAGTACTTATATAACTGAAACTCTACCGGATCTTGGCATCCAAGTAAATGGAACTTATACTTACCTTGATTTGCGTAGGTAAACCTGTTGGCATACCACCAGTTTAGGAATCTAAATCGAACTGTTACGAAATCTGATTGAGGTATTAGATCGAAAGGTAATGCTATGATATCTACTTTGTGTTCGGTGTAGAAATCAATACAGTTAGCGATCTGTTCGAAAGTCTCTCCCTGACATACTCCAATATACTCTAAGTCATCGGATTTGAAGTTACTTAGATAGTTTTCAGCATTAGTCAAGGTCTGCATATAGTCATTAACCTTATCGGGTAATACTAGATGGGTTGGTTTGTATTCTTCTCCTAATTCATATAACTCCCCCATGGGTATTGACTCTCCTAATTCAAAAGCTGAATTATCTAAGATAGAATAGGAAGCAGTCTTTAGCCTCTCTCTATAGTAGTCAGCATACTCTTTGTCTTGGTTTAGTAAGTGACCTAAGACATAGGGGTATGCCGAAATTAGATCATGGTAGGGAAATAACTGCTTAGGTATTTCGTGGGATATTTTCATCATGTTTGTTGTTTAATAATTAATGAAATTCTGCTAATACCTGTTCTACTTGACTCTTTGCAAATTGCCAGCTAACAGGACCTGTTTCGTCAGCATACTCTACTGGATCTGGACGGCCTAAACGAATAAATGCTTCAATACGTTCTACTGATGCTGCTGATTTATAGTCTGAGTACCATGTACCAAATATAGGATCTGTTGGGTGGGTAGAAACTATTGTTCCTATATCGTGTGGTAAATTTGGATTCTGTATGAATATTGGTTTATACGATGTATTAGTTCTTTTATATACTTCATCGAAATCTAAACCTAAGATATCACAACATTGTAATCCATCTTCTAATATAGTAAATTTATTACCATCTATATACGGAGTGTAGAATTCTACTAATTCAGAATCCCAGTTACCTACTCTAAATGCTTCCATATCAGCATCTCTGAATTGTTGTCTACAGTCTGGATATATTTGATGATCTCCAGCATGTATTCCTAATGCAATTGCTACTTGATGTTTTTCACCGGTAGTAGCTAGAGATAGAGCAACTGCTTGAATCAATGAACTAAAGATCTTATTACGATTAGGTACAACAGTTTCTTTCATGTTATCCTGTTCGTAATGTCCTTCAGGAACATCTTTACCACCTGTAACTAAAGCTGAATTTAAGAGCTGAGCTAGACCGTCTAGTTTAATTACTTGATGTTTCACTTTAGGGTATACCTCTCCCCAGCCTCCAGGAGCTCTATCTGCTGGATATGCTCTAGTCGGTGATGTATTAACGTATTCTACTAACGATTGTGCTCGTTCTAATTCTACTCTATGCTTTTGACCATAGTCGAATGATAGAGCGGTTACTTCATAGCCATTGGCAAGTAGATGAAGTAGTAATGTACTTGAATCCATACCTCCTGAAAGTGCAAGGACTGCTTGTTTTTTACTCATATAATTTAAAGGGTTGATGTTGATTTAGTGTAATAGTTTTCTGCTTTTGCTTTACGGGCTAGTCCATCAGCATCTATAATGCTTTTATAGGCTGGGTTACCGAAAAACTCTCTTAGGAAAGGTCTAGTATATAACATTACCTTGCCTGTGTAGGTTCGGGTCGATACTTGTCGGGTAGATACAGGAGTTTTTTGCTCTAATGCATACTTGTAAACGGATTCACCTAAGTTCTTACCTGCCGGGTAGCCTAGGAAATCAAAGAGGGATAAAAATTCATTCATAACGTGTATTTGTTTTTTATTAATATAAGGAATATTGGCTAAGCCGCCAACTTTGTATTACTGATTTGTTCGATATGGTTATGTAGTTCTTCTAGATTACCATCGAAGTTATCCATCAACTCTATAACCTCTTCTTGACTGATACGGAAATACTTTGCAAATCCTTTCCTAAGGTTTACCAATCTCTGTGCTTCATCTTTTTCGTAGTCTTGAATCAATCTACGATACTTTTCCATATATAAACCCTGTATATCTCTCTTCTTCTCAGGGCAAGCCACTGCATCCATCTTTTCCTTCATTTCATGAATAGCTAGTTGAGCCATCCAATAATAGGGTGATGTATCATAATCTCCGTTAATAATACGGTCCAACATAGGTCGGTATTCACTCAAGGGTTGGGGTGGTTGATAGTTTCTCCACCATTGAAACTTGTTGTACTTAATAGGTTTGAGATGACCGATTTGAGTTAAAATAAACTCCTTACTCTGTACTTGCATAACTTATTTTGATATAAAGATAAGTACTTTATTTCAAAGTAACAACTTTATTTTTATACGTATACTTCACCTTTTATACCTGGATGCATTTGGTTAATTTGTTCTTTAGTGTATTTTTTAGATATCGGTGTAAACCATAAGTATAGGTTACCTCTTACTTTTAAATCTTTAGGTAGGGATGTTATTTTAGTATTACCTAAATCAAGATATCCTTTTACTTCTAGACCTTGAGGTACTGTAGTGATTGGAGTGTTTCTTAAATTAATACTCCCTCCTACTTCTAAATCTTGAGGTAGAGATGTTATTTTAGTATCATCTAAATAAAGATCTCCTCCTACTTTTAAACCTTGCGGTAAGGTAGTTATTGGTGTATTGCTTAAATTAAGATCACCTTTACCACCATCGGCTATATATTGTTTAATCTTTTTTTGGGTAGCTATTGCATGATTCTTCTCACGTTCTTCTTTAGAACGTCTAGGAACCAGTATAGATTCCTCACTTTCTCTTAGTATGTCTAGTAATTTAATCATTTTATTTTTATACGAATACTTCACCTTCTATGCCAGGATACATTTGTTTAATTTGTTCTTTAGTGTATTTTTTTGATATCGGTGTATTACTTAAATTAAGACTTCCTCTTACTTCTAAATCTTTAGGTAGTGAAGTGATTGGTGTATTAACTAGCCAAAGAGATGCTCCTACTTCTAAATCTTGTGGTAATGAAGTTATTGGGGTATCGTATAAATTAAGACTACCTCCTACTTTTAAATCTTGTGGTAATGTAGTGATTTTAGTATTGCTTAAATCAAGATATCCTCTTACTTCTAAACCTTGAGGTAGTGAAGTTATTTTAGTACCACTTAACCATAGATCTCCTCCTACTTTTAAACCTTGAGGTATGGTGGTGATTGGAGTATGTGCTAAATCAAGATCACCTTTGCTACCACCGGCTATATACTGTTTAATCTTTTTCTGTACAGCTATTAAGTGATTCTTCTCACGTTCTTCTCTAGAACGTCTTGGAACTAATATTGATTCCTCACTTTCTCTTAGTATGTCTAGTAGTTTAATCATATTACTTTATACCAATTATATTTGTAAATGTTTTAATGTCCTTGGCACTCATCTGTTTATCCAAACCATCATACCCGTCAATCTTACCGCCGTCTAATACCGCTAGTGCTACTACTTCTAGTTCTTTATACCTCTTAGGAAAAGCTTCTTTTAGCTTTTGTATTAATTCTGGAGATTTTACTTTAATATAATAAAAGGTAACATTGTTAGTGTAATAGTAATCATTAAAGTGATCGGGGGCTTTATAAGTGGTACACCAAGCTGAATCTTTACCTCCGCCTTCACAATCTCTAAAAGAGAAATAAGATAAACCTAACTTACGAGATGCTTCGTGAGTGTGTGGAGACATGATTAGTAATCGATCATTGTCTATTACGGTATCGTAATCACTCTCTAGATCTTTTACCGATACTGCTTCTCCTGATTGATTGATTTGATTTACTTCATCGTGTAAAGCTTTAAAAGATTTAAACTGATTAATATCTTTGGTCTTAACCTTACCTTTGTTAAGAAAGGTGTTATACTCTTCAACAGTATTGCGTAGATCATCTAGATCAGGTTTCTCTGTTATCCAAATCTTAGACATCCACCCAACGTATTTCTTTTGAGGTGTTGGATCTATTTCGATAAGCTTCTTTAGATCTTCCTCAGATAGTTTGCCTTGTTGAACGTATTGCTTGCCTAGCTTTACATTTTCTAGAATAGTGACTCTATTCTCTCTTAGTAGTTTTGGGTTTGTAAATTTCATAGTTGTAATAATAAATAGTTATACTCTAACGTTACCTTTTATACCAGGGTACATTTGTTTAATTTGTTCTTTAGTGTATTTTTTAGATAGTGGTGTATCGTTTAACTTAAGACTGCCACCTACTTTTAAATCTCCCGGTAATGAAGTTATTGGGGTATTACTTAAATTAAGACTTCCTCTTACTTCTAAATCTTTAGGTAGTGAAGTGATTGGAGTATCGTTTAAACTAAGACTACCTTCTACTTCTAAACCTTGAGGTAGTATTGTGATTGGAGTATAGCTTAAATTAAGACTACCTCCTACTTTTAAATCTTGTGGTAATGTAGTGATTTTAGTATTGCTTAAACCAATATTTCCTCCTATTTTTAAACCTTGAGGTAATGAAGTAATTGGTGCATAGCTTAAATAAAGATCACCTTCTACCTCTAAATCTTGAGGTAATGAAGTTATTTTAGTACCCCTTAACCAAAGATCTCCTCCCACTTTTAAACCTTGAGGTAATGAAGTAATTGGAGTATAACTTAAATCAAGATTACCTTTACCACCATCGGCTATATACTGTTTAATTTTTTTCTGTATAATTATTGCATGATTCTTCTCACGCTCTTCTTTAGAACGTCTAGGAACTAATATAGATCCTTCAATTTCTCTTAATATATCTAATAGTTTAATCATATAGTATTAATAAATAGGTTTATACCTATATAAAACACCTACTGAGCAGGTGGTGGCTGGTGTAGGGTATTTGTTCCTTTTATATATTTAGGGGTAAAAGGACAGTGTTTACATTTTGACCCGCAGCACTGTCCTCTCTCCTTATGATACCTTTCTGTAAATACCACTCTACCGTTCTCTAAGTAGTAGTGTATGTTTAGTATAAAGTCTAGTTTCATTATTGTTTTTAAACTTCGCAACTTCCATTTGCACAGGCTACCTGATCGGTTAAATCTGTATTGTCTTCTAATTCAATAACCTTACTTAGATCTATGGCATGTAAGTGGTGTAACATTTCATTATACTTCTCTTCGGTACAATCCTGAAATGGGGCTTGGACATAAGTATGATCTGAGAATGGTAAAACAGATAACCCGTTAAAGGTATCTTTCCACTTCCACATCCATTGTCCAACTTCCTGCCATTCATTCTCCTTGATTGAAATAGTAGCTGATACGTTATTGGTGTTCTGTCCTTTTCTATGTCCAGCTCTAACCCATTCTGTATTAAACTTTCTAACTCTTTCTAGTAGCTCTAAAGCTGATTCAGTTCTTAGTATAGAACCTTGTGGTGCTTTTTGCGGTACTGAGATTACAGCTTGAATGGTAGGCTTGAAGAAATCATCTTCTACTAATTCAGGGTGATTGATAAATAGGTAGTTGTAGATAGCTTCATTCTTACCCACTCTCACCGTTCTTATATAGTGATCATTATGCCAGGCATGTATACCTGATGATGTACCTAGGACTAAAGAACTAGTACCAGAAGGTTTAACCGTAGTAACTCTCGCTGCCTTATTTATGCCTAAGATATCTGCTACACGTGCATTCTCGTCTTTGGCTAATTTAGCTGCTTTTTCTAAGTCGTAGTTTAGGATCTTACCTGAACCAATACCCGTCATTCCTATTCCTAGTAAAGCATCCTTTTCTGTGGTCTTCTTCCAGATATCTCTTAGGTAATGGAAATCTGTATAAGCAGCTTGTAGGGTACCGATTAGTGCTGCTGCTTTAACTCTTTGATCTAAATCTTCTTGAGATTCAATATCAGATACATTTACCTCACATAAGTTACAGAACTGATATGGACGTAGAGCGATCTCACAACATGGATTCGTACCCCAGTCTTTATCGTTGGAGAAGTATAGGCCTGGTTCTCCTGAACCTGATAATTCAATCTTCTTCCATAACTTGTAAAATTCCTCTTCATCGATCTTATGTCTTAATATGACTGCTGAGTTGTTAGCACGGCCACGTTGAGGATTCTGCTCCCACCAATTACCGAACTTACAAGTCAACATTGCTTCATCATCGAGATTGAATAGAGAGATTAGAGCCGCTCTACGAATACCTCCTGATAGTACCGCATCTGCTAAAAAGCAAACTATATCATGACACTCTAGAGTGGTTAGTTTCTCTCCTGTAGCCTTTCTTTCGAAGATCTTTTGAATCTGGAATAAACACTCTTTTAAAGGTTCTGGTCCAGGTGCTTTACCTCCAGATGTGATTAGGAGAGCTCCTTTTTTGCGTATGTCTCTGAAATCAAATTTAGGTAAAGGGCTACCGGTAAAATAAGCCTTACATAATGCTCTGATAGCATCCGCCCACCCTTCTATACTATCACTCACCAAGAAACGTTTAGTCTTAGTAGGTACTTTAATCTCAGGTAGTTGATCTACGTGATGTCCTTGTACTGAGAATCCTACTCCACATCCAGATAACAATAAAAACATTGCTTCTGAAAATGATCGATAGTCATCGATTGGTAAGAAGGAGCAGTTGTAGATACGTGCGTTATTTAATTCAATCGGTCTTCCACCAAATTGTAGAGATCTCATCGAAGGTAAGACCTTCTTGGCATGTACCAATTCGTAGGCTTTTACGATCTCTTGTTTTAGATCCGGGAATCTCTCGATGTGCATGTCTCTATTACGATCCACGATCTCATTCCAGGTCTCTCTTCTTTCTAGTTCTTTGTTAAATCTTGCATACTTCATATGGACTGTCACATCCGATAAAATGCTTTGGGAAATGTTCATAGTTTTACTGTTCAATTTATTTGTTAAGTTGTTAAGATTACAAAACCCCTAACTAGTAAGGATAGGGGCTTGTATTATTTGAAAAATTGTGGTCTAAAACTCTACTATACGTTAGGGCGTAGAGAGTTGATGTAAAAAGTATAGTTCTGCGGAGGCTTAATAGAGCTCAGAGTAGTATGCGGCGGTGCAGTAGCACCAGTAGCTTCTTTTACTAATCTGCTAGTAGGTTTAGTTACCGGATATTTTATGGGATTCAATACGTTCCCACTTTTCTTGTATATGCTTAAAATACTCTGACTCATAATAATCTTTATTTGTATTAATAAATAGTCTGTATCTATCCAATATTACCTAATTCATAGAACTTTTTACTTAGTAAATCTTTTTCGCTTTGATTAAATACCCCAAATCCAGACCCACTTCCTAATTGCATGGGTTGAGCTACGACATCCTCTCCTAACTCCGAAGTCTCGATCACAATCTTACCTGTTGAAGTATCTACAGTAGCACCATACGACATACCATCCATCCCATATCTATTCTTCATAATATGAAATCTACCCGTACCATTGACCTTATCCTGTCTTTGTCTTGATAGCGACATTGCAAAATCGGCAATCATCATCTTATCATACGAACCTGCTGCTTTATCTCCTTCAATGATATTATCCTTAGCCCCAGCACGATTAACCTGTGATACAGTCCAGACTGGTACTTTTAATTCTCTAGCCAATCCTTTGGCTGCTGTATAAACGTCATCGATCTCTTCTTTCTTCTCTGTCGATTTTCTCTTTGATTTCAATAGATCGACGTAATCGATTATGATGATATCTGGTACGATACCCAAGTCCTTACATTTCTGTACATGGGATTCAATAGTTGATATCGAAGCACGGCCGGGTGAATACTCCTTAACGATTAGTTTGCCGGGTAGGGTAGCGATTAGTTCCTCTACTTCTTTGCGGTGTTCGCCTAGTTTATCTACGGGTATTCCTGAGAAGTAAGCATCGTAACGTTTTCCAACATAAGATTCAGATAACTCTAGAGTATAGTGTAGTACGTTATAGCCTAGTTTTACTGCGGTAGCACCTAGAGAAACTAAGCACCATGATTTACCACCGCCAGGATTACCGAATATAATACCGAAATCTCCTGCACCTAACCCACCCATTAATAACTCGTTGATCTTCTCCCAGTCCGAAGGTATCGAAGATCGATCCTCTACTCTATACCTAGTCTCAATATCCTTAACGTATTCGTGTCCGATATTCTTATCCTGACCTGCTTTTAGAGCTTGGTCAATAATACTCCTAATACTATCATACTGCCCGGATTGTAGTAGATCTACAGATGAAAATAGAGCGTTCTTTAATTGTTGGTTCTTACAGAAGGTAGAAAACTCTTGCTCTACGTATTCCTTATCGTCGTTAGTTATCTTATAGGCTTCTTTTAGCTGTTCGATAACCGATACTTTCAATACTTCGTTTGAAATCTTCTTCACCTCTACCTGTAGAGAATCTAGAGAGGGGGTGGTGTTATAGGTTCTGTAGTATCTTCCTATCTCTTCAACAATCCATTTATGTGCTGGATTATCAAAAGATTCAGGTTCTAATACGTCGTGTATGTTCTGTAGGAATTCTTTATGTTTTAATAGCGAAGCTAGTACTTTGACTTGGAATCCTACTCCATACGTACTCAATTTTGATAGTGATGTCATATATAACTAATTTAATGTTTTTTTATTTCTTAGCCAACTAGTTGACCTTGAAATGTCGGAGATAATCGAAGGTGTCGTAGATCCATGTAGATACATTGGGTATAGAATTTCCTAAATAATCTTCATTGTATAATTTTAGAAAGCTTGCCTTATCTAAGACACTGTTTGGATTGTTTATAACATTATCTACCGTAACTATATCTTCTTCCGGTAGGTTAACATCATGTAGATCCATTAACTGTTTATTGATTAGTAGCTGTTGTCTAAAATCATGAATCTTTTTAAACTTATCCTGCGTTAGTTCTGCGTGTTCTAAAATCTTTTCAATCGTAACCAACTCATCTCCCCCTAATTCGGGTACCATTTTTAATAACGTCTTCATACCTATTCCATGTACACCGGGTACATTATCGGATTTATCTCCTAGAAGGATCTTCTGGGTTAGAAAGTTGATTGCTGATACACCGTATTCTTCTTTTACACTTTTAGGGGTATAGAATTTTTTCTTGATCGGTGAATAAACCGTTACTCTATCAGAGACTAATTGAAGATAATCTTTATCCGAAGACATGATATGTACCGAAGTACCTGCTTTACCGGTGATATAGCCTATGACATCGTCTGCCTCCACCTTATCAATACTCAATAAATCTACCGGAAGACATTTTAGATAGTCTACCAGTCGTACGATTTGGTTTGTGATTGCATCTGATTCTTCTGCTTGAGTTTCAAAGCCTTCCCAGTTAGATATCTTATTAATCTTTCTGTTAGCTTTATACTCTGGATATAGGTATCTTTTATTTGTAGATCCTCCATGCCCATCGAAGACCAGGATGACACGCGTTGGTTTGATGTGTCGGATTGCAAACCCTATAGACTTTAGATACCCTGTTAATCCTCCGATATGATTGCCTTGTGGATTGATGTGATTGATCATTACAAAGCTCCTTAGGAAGGTGTTGAGAGAATCGACAAGCAAGATCTTGCTGTTTCGATGCGAAGACTCTTGCTTGGATTCTTTTAGGCTATCAATGATAGCTTGAAATTCTTTATTCATATACTTTATTCTGCTTCTGAAGCATCGAAGATATCTCGTGTATCCTCTGCCGCTTCTTCAATAAGATCGAAGTCTGTTGATCCTAAAACTGATAACCATTCTTGTGAGTGATCTTTTTTATATTGATCGATTGCTTTCTTATCGTCAGCTATAAAGCCATGTGAGGTCATGACAATCTTACCTTCCGTCTCTACACCTGTGACGTGATTTTTATCACAGGAGATTTTAGTACGTTTAGCAAATTGTACTGTTTTACCACCTTTGGTTGCCTTGATCTTATTGGTACCTGAGTTAGCGATGTTTCCAAATGTAACCACCATACTAGCATCAAAGTACATCGTATCCCCACCTTTATTCTTTAGCTTTGGTTGCTCCATTGGTGTACCGGGTTTTAGGACCCACACCTTATTAATGGCTACAAAAGTATTTGTATAGGTTTGGTTTGATTTACGTGATAAAGGAAACTTCTGATTGATGAAATTACCGAATTGAGTCGACATCGCTCCTGCGTTCCATTCGTTGTTATTGGATGCTTTCTCTACCGACATTCTACAAGGAATTGAACCTACTGAATCCCAGAAGAAGCATAGTTCATAAGGTAGTTTACCTCTCTTCTGTTCATCTAAGATATCTACTACAAATGCAGCAACATCTTCAATAGTTCCTAATTTCTCTCTGTCGACATATAAAAAGAATCCATCATAGTCCACAACCTCTCCAGTTACAGGATCGGCTACTTCTTCGAATTGGAAGCCCATCTGACGGGCATGTTCCCAAGACCATTTCATCTCGGTGATAATCAAAACAGGTAAGATGCCCATCTTCTGTGACTGTACGGCAGCTTCTAGTAAACAAGTCGTCTTACCTGTATCTGAATGACCTCTCAATAACGTTATATGCCCGATAGGGATTCCAGGTACACTTACTGTGTCTTGGAATGCTTGTGATAAAGGTATCCAGGTTTGATCCTTAAACTTTACCGGAGATGAAGATAGGTTTTTTGATTTCTTAAACCCGCTCAAATCAGGTGTAGCGTTGATCGCACTAGATAACTTTGCATTTAGAGATGCTTTAGCCATATTGTTTTTGTTGTTGTTTTTTTGTTAATTAGAAAGGAAGGTCGTCTTTAAATAAATCGTCGAATGCTTTATCAACGTCTTTTACTGGTTTAGCAGCTAGAGAATAATTTGATTTTGGTTTCTCTGCCACTGGTGCTGTAGGTACTACCGTATCATCATCTGTTGCTGTTTCACTTGGATTCAACCACTCCAATAACGAATTCTTCATCTCTTCATAACCATACTTCTTGAATAGTGTTAAGGTTTCTGGTTGGGTTGTTAACCATAATTTAACTTGTTCAGAATCTGAAGATAGAGGTGTGATCTTAGTTCTTACTCTTACCTTTGACTGATTATAACCTGTACCATTGGTAGCAGCATCAGTTGTCTCAATAGTTAGATCTCTACCCTCTACCGGGTCGCTGTAATCTTGTACATCTTCGTCTTCAGCGATTGCTAATAACTCTATGTAGATCTGCTTACCAAACTCCCATAACTTCACACCTTTGTCTTCTTCACCTCTTACGATGATAGGTGCAAACACTCTCATCTTAGGTGCTAGCTTTTTAGCCATAGCCCAGTTGTCTTTGTCGCTAGTCTTTTTTAACTGATCTGCGAACTCAACGATAGGGTCCTTTTCACCGAAATTTAACAATGAGATCATTGTACGGTTTCCGATACCGTAATGAAAAAATACCTCTTTAAAAGGATTTGATTTGTCGTACGCCGACGGTACGATCCTTACTGAATGTTTCCCCACAGACGGTTTCCAAATCACCTGTGATAGGTCTCTTTTTTGACCCCCTCCACTCTTTTGTTGAAGAGAAGTCAGCTTGTTTTTGATGGCTGATAAATCCATACCCATGCTGTTTTGATTTTATTGTGAATAAATAATTAAAATAGTTAATACTATCATCTATCAAAGATATGATAAATAATAATGCTTTCCAACTCTTTTTTTAATTAAAGAGCTACGATGCGGTAAATTTTTGTTTTTAGTTGTCTTAGGTCTGGACCTTGAGTTAGTAGGACTGTGTTTCTATAGTCTGTCCAGTTTACCCTGTATTGAGGGTCGATTACTCCATTATTCACCTGGCGAATTAGAGCATTCAAGCCGTTGATGGTGTAGAGTGTATTGGTTTCTTTCTTTCTATGTAGTAGAATTGTACTCGGGAGTACGGAGTTGCTTGAGTTGTGGGGGTCGATATTGTAGGTTAATATAAATTCTTCTCCATCTACAATCTCTAATACAAATACTTTGCTGTATAGTATGCTGTAATGCGTCGTAACTGTAGCGAGTGTTTCTTCTAAGTTTAACTTAGGTGTAAATGTACAAAATAATTTATTCCCCAATTCGTAAATATTTATCTGTTCTGTCATAACTTTTATTTGGTTTTGGTATCTTTTATCTTCAGGTTACATTGAACTTATTAAATCTGTAACTGGAGATCCTAATTTGTTTGCCAGTTCTTTCATCTCCTCTTCTATTTTTTCTACTTCTTCTGGTCCTGCGTATTCTTGATAAACTACAGTCAAACTGCTTAATTCATCAAAAGTGTCAAACCATTCTTTACCTTTTTGTGCTGTAATCTTATCTGCTAGTTCTAGTAACTTAGCTTCTGCATGTTCTGCACTTTCTCCAAATCCTTGGTCTGCTGTATATTTATAATCCATATAATCTTCTAACATAGATTTAAGATCTATACTGTCTTCTTTCAAAATACCTGCAATTTTTTGCATTCTTCTAACTTCTTCGTTAGTTGGATTTCTAAATTTCATTATGTTCTCAGTTTTATATATTATAAATAGCTGGAAATCTGTAGAGAATCGTAATTCTTACCAACTTTTCCTCTTATCCTTAATCCTCTCTTGTTTACAATCTCTCTAATACCGGTTAGTACTTGTTTACCATCTTCTAGAGAATAATCTACCAGGAATGAATCATAGACCACTAGTACTACTTGACTTTTCTTACCCTGTAGTAATTGATTTATCTCTTTTAAGATTTCTACGTTAGAATGGGTTTCTGCGTTTTGAATTACATAGTTAAATACTTTCTGTGGGTTTAAAGAGTTCTTTGGGAGATGCAAGGGTCTCCCTGTTCTAAGTATAGTCTTTCCGTTCTCTTGATACTCATTCCACAGGTTTTCTATGTATGCCTCTATTTTTTGGAAGAAAGGTATGGTTTTATACTCCTTCTGTACACTTCCATACATCTGTCTAAAGCTTATCAATTTAGCTTGTTGGTATTCTTCCTCCGATAGTTCCTCTTTATCAAAATAGATTCTACCTAACTGAGTGTGTATGGATAGAGACGGGTCAAATGTATGACCGACCAAGTCAGCAATCAAAGCTAGATGATAGGCTTCAAAATCATACTCCACAAATAAATCATTCTTGGGTATGAAAGATTGTCTCGAACCATCTTCCTTGTTTAGGGCCAGGAAGTTTATAGCATTGAATGCATTAGTGGGCCGGGTGGTTAGGTTGTATAGGTTGTAGGAAGTATAGATTACATTATCCTTAATTGAATAAGGTTCCCAGGTTGGATCGTAGAATCTATTGAATCTATTCTTATCCAGGCCTATTCCATTTTGTTCTATTAGAAGGTATTGTTGGGTTAGTTCTTGGTAGAATTTATGGTCGGTCTCCTTTCCTATATAGTCTTTTAGATGTTCGTATAAATTCTCACATCTCTCGTAGTGTTTAGTTACTGGGATGATTTGATTTATGCTGGTATTATAGGTGTGGTCGGTGTAGAAGTTTTGATATACTTTTGGAGTATAATCGAATATGATATGTTTATTCTCTTGATCTAATACAACCTGGTTTAGGTCTATAATGTTTTGATGTTTAATAAAACTTGTAGTTAGTTTTAGATCCGGGCAGTATAGAGTCTTGTAATTAGCTAGATGTGCTTGTATATCTTCCAGATCAAGACTAAAAGTCTCACTATGGTCAATAGGTAAGATATATCCCTTGTATTGATTTCTTAGGTATACTAAACAAACCTTATTTAGGTATGGGTGATAATTATCGTTCTGTAAAACTACCTGTACATAACAACTCTCGTATACTAACAATCTCTGTAATTGTTCTTTAGTCTCAACTATGAAATACATACAACCTTTATTTAGTTTGAAGTTATGAACTTATTTTCATACTTCCAAACCTTTTACACATGCAAATTCTAATTATTTAATAAACTTGTTATAGTCCCCACCAATAAAAGCAGTCAGGCCAGGGAAAGTAGGATCTTTCATCATAGTCAATCTACGGTTTGTATCAATGATCCCGGATACTTTACCTCCATTTTGAATGGTATCGTGTTGAGGACCGCTGATCTGCCAAAATAGACTCGTAGTTTCATACGTAATGTAATCGTATTCACTATCTGATTTGAGTAGAGAGTCATGAGTTGACTTATCAACCTCGATAACATACCCCGATTGTCCTCTCTTTTTAACAAAGTATCTTATTATAGATCCTCGTTTATAGTCTGTAGGCGTTGGTTTGGGGTAATACGGTACAGGGATTTGAAAGGTAGGTTGACTGCCTGCACTAGCAGATCGGCCGGTTCGAAAGGCTTCCTGGCCATTAGTACTAGCATTAGAAGCTAGATCGGTAGGTTGTAATATCTGAGAAGGTCCTTGTACGGGATCTTTTCCAGTAAAGACTTGACCGTTGTAGGTCTTATAGTAGTAACCGGAATAGTTTGAACCGTTTAATGTAAACTCTCCTCCATTTGTTTTCTGGTTAGTTAATACTCTATTTAATGGGTAATATCTTATTGGCATGATTGGTTAAATTATACTGTGTCTACGTATCGTCTAAAATCTTGAATAGTCAATGGTTCGCCAGGTTTCTTACCTGCTGCTCTAGCGATTGCAGGATTTTGTTTTGATATTCTTTCAGGTGATGTTCTACCGTACTTGACAATATCGGTTGGATTTCCTGATTGGAAAGGTTTAAATAGTGTAGGAATAAATACTAGACTATACAGTGTTAAGATATTTCCTTGTGTAACGTCTTTACCTGCACGCTTCCAATACGTAAAGTACATATCTACTAAATCAAGTTGTTCAACTCCAGACATAGTAGAGATTTGCTCCAGGGTATAAGCCGGTCCTGGTGTACCACCTCGTTGTACATTATCGGGTGTCCATTGAATTAAACCTACAGCTAGTAAGTGTCTACCCGGTCCTGGACCGCTAAAACTATTTCCACCTGAATCAGTATAGAGTTTATCTGCTGGATTTAATCTAGATTCAGCGTAGAATATCCTTAGTAAGTCATCTGCGTTAATTTTCCATTTTGTACATAGTTGCTGTAACCTAGTTTGAAAGGCTGCATCTTTATACAGGGCTGTATTCTTGTACCCTGAATCAGGTCTAACACCTGGTATGTAAGTTCTAGGTTGCGGCTGTGTAATTTTTTTAATTGGTGTACCTTCCGGTAGATTGATCATCTGGCCTTTAATCGAAGTAGTCCATTGGTTATTCTGAATAGTATGGCTAACGCCTACTATAGTAAAGCCTACTAGAGGCTTGGCATGCACTCCTTTAGTTGAACAGTACTGAATCGGTAATCTATTCCCCGGTAAAGTAAATGCTTCAAATAGTGGTATACCGCTAATTCCATCCAGGGTCATATTTAGAGATAACGGTAAGATCCCGTTTGCTGTTATAGTGCCTTTAACTATATCGCTACTATTCTTTACTTTTAATAGTGCATCTGTGTAGTAGTTTAAAACCCCTGGTATATTGTCTTGATTGAGTTGTATTACACCACGAGATGCGTTACTAAATCCATACGTATAGGTTAGTTGTTTATTAAATGCATTAGCCTGTACATAGTTTTGCTCTTCAATCTGCTGAGCTGCTGCTTGTTTAGTAGCTTCAGCCTGCTGTGCTATTTGTTCAGGGGTTAATGTCGGTGCAGGAGTACTCCCCAGTATTACTTGAGTTCTATTAAACTTTGCTATAGCTTCTTCCGGTGTTAGAATTACAGCTGATTGCTGTTTAAAGTTCTGTATTTGAATTTGAGCTTGAATATCTCGATTTAACGACGTTGCTGTCGAATCAATTACATTTGCTTTCTGTTGTTCGTATTGTACCTTAGCTTTATTATCTGCTAATATTTTATCAAGCTGTTGTTGCGCAGATGGGAGTATTGCTCTAACCGGACTTGCATTAGTACTCGGGTGTAACTTTAACCTATCTTGAAGTCTTTTATTGATTGCTACAAAACCACTTCCATCTCTATTTAAACCTGATTTATTTAGATCATCCCTACTAGGGTCGTACTGTGCTGTAATAGCTAGAGTACTTCCTAGAGCGGTACTAGCATCAGTTTTTAAGCTATACTCCCTAACTGTTGCAGTTCCTAATCCAAAGACCGGTATTTCAGGTATTTCCTCTTTATCACCTGCTAAATTCTGTGTATCAAATATCGTAATTACATCGGTAGTTTGATCGGGTATAATACTAAAGATATTAATACCTCCGATTGCTTTAGATATGTCTGTTAAAACTTGTTTTAAATACACATTAAGGATAATATTCTTTTTCGGATCATTTGACATTAATGCATCATAGGTCCTTAAAAGATAGTCCACATTAACAAAGATATTCATAGTATGTCCTCTATACGGACTACTCTTATCCGCAAACAATAGACCGGTTACACGTATCTTATCGTTTACCGTACATTCTGCCGTTAACGGACCGGGTGATACTATCTTACTTAAATCTGTGATACCCTTCTTTAGTAACAGGTCCTGTAGTTCTGCTGTAGTTGCATAACAGTCTACCAAGCAAACTGTAGGATCGATAGATATCTGTTGAGGTACGTGTAGACACAAGTTCGTATCCGGATGGAAATCCAGGTACACTACTTGCTTTCTATCACTATCCCCTGTATAAATTAGACATGAGTTATTAATGTAAGCCAGTAAAAGGCTTAGAGGTATATATGGCAGGACCGTAGTTGAGGTAGGTGAGGATGTTTTGGTTGTAGTCTGTACAGATAGAGTAGTGTATTTTACAAAGTCTGCTAGCTTTAGAGGCGTTACCTGATTTGCTACCATACCTTTACTCCTATCCCTCATATACCTCCTACTAAACCCGTGTTTAAAATTATCGTAAATATCACCAGGTTTTTTACTCGAATCTATTAGGTTTAGATAATCTTTACCTGTTGAGAATACTTCTTTCATCTTAGCTTCAAAACCTGCTAAATTAGGAGTTGTACTATGAGCATTAGCGTTGGCAAAGTTTTTAACTTCGGTTAGGAAACCTTTTAATGCTGAGTCTATTATCAACGGTGTTGTTTGATTTGAAGCAGCACCACCTTGTGGAGGCTGTGTTACTGCAGGCATGTTTTCCTGGTTGTTAATCTTTAGAGATTCAGCTAATGAACCTAGACCTGTAACTCTAACTGTACAGTCATAACTTCCGTCTCTACTCTGTACCCATTCGTAGTTTGTAATAAACCCTAGCATCGCATCATAGTTATAACCGCTCTCTATTCTTTTTTTCTGTATTTGATCTTTAATATCGTCTGAAGTAATTCCTTTTGTGAAAGCATCTATAGTCTGTACAATTGTAGTTTTAACATGCCCTTCATTATCAACATATGTACTATGTCCCCATTCAATCAAGCAACTAAATCCTAGTCTAAAGTATAGCATATCTAAGATAGATAACTGGTTTAGATTCCAGGCTTTGATCTTAACTGTTGCTTGATAGGTAGCACCAAGTGGTGGCATAGATTCAACTGTTAGAGATTCAATACCAGGCATAGGTCTATACCCTAACTCTCCGATACCCCCAGCTCCATACGCTCCACTATAAGGATCATCTTTAGTTCCAATTCCGGATCTCATCGTAACTGGTTTATCTACTCCATCTCCTGCAGTCGATACTCCTCCTGATAGTGTCCATTGTCTGGCTAGATCATCTCTACCGCCAAACTGTACTTCTCCTCCCATTGCTTTAGCTATCTTATCTGCATCAGCTACTATATCAGTAAACGAAGTCATTTTAACCCAACAGTTCTTGTTTCCAAGATACAGTAAATCTGTGTGAGATCTTTGACCTGTTTGACCGAGTATGTTTATTCTCTTTTCTAACTGTTTAATAATTCCATCGTCGAGTGCTCCTCCAATTACATTATCGGGTGTTAACATATAACTTTTTTAGTTTATCTTATTGAATTAATTCTTGTATAGCTCACCTGTATATTCTGTACATCTGCCGGTATTCTCAGTTGTTTACCTAGCGGCGGTATTAAGCTATCTCCAGGTAGTGCGTTAGCGGATGCTATAACCCAGTACAAATTACTATCCTTGTAGTAGGTATACGCTAATAGATCTAGTCTATCTCCTATAGTCGGTATAATATAAATATCATTTTCTGTAACAGGGATGTCCGGATAAATATTATTTAGGTAATATCTTTTACCTGATGGTGTTTTAATTACGGGTATGGGTTGGTATCTATTTGACATATTTTCTATGTTTAAACATTAAAAGCAGATTGAAAATTACCTGTTAGCTTATTAGTAATTACAGGAGTAACTGTAGCAGCTACGGGAGGGGGAATTGTGCCTGGCGAAGGGTTTACAACCTGTACTTTTGGTTCATTTTGAGTGTTTTTACCTATTCCAAACTCATTACCTGTTAAGGTGTTGTTAGGGTTTGGTGTTATCAACGGTGTTATATTAGCATTCGTAGAAGTGCCTGGGAAATTACCGCTCGGTATCCAAGATCTTCTTGCTAAGAAATCGTGTATAGGAGTAAATTGACAGGATACTTCTAAGACGTGTGGTAATTCATACATTCCCATATCTTTACCTTGCGGGTCAGCTACGATCTCCCAAGGTGAATCGTCTGGTATGGTTATATTCATAGCTGTGAAAAAGCCTGGTTGTCTTACTATGTAGTCTCCTATAGTTAATCTAGTTATAGGTGCTCTCATAAATCCATTACCTAAGTTATTTCCATTTGTTCTAATAAAACTCTGATAATCTGGGTATAGTTGAGATACTAAATAGTTTAATTTCTTATATAGCGGGGCCATCTCCTGTCTAGTCTGTGGAGCTATTTTAAATGAGAACGATAAATTACGTGTAAATCCATTGTAAGCATAGAAGTTTTCTCCTCTGCCCACATACTTCACCGGTGAGTACTCTGCTGAGTGATTGTCTTGGATTGCAGTCAAGAAAGCTCTAAATACTAATAGGCTAGCACCAGCTGCTCCTTCACCTGGCTGATCCGGGCTATCTACTTCGATTGTTTCGATATTAAACTTGATTAAGTCCTTTGGTACAGTGTCTCTAGTGTAATCGTATCTCGGTATAATATCCTGGTAGTTTACCATGTCTTGACCTATCTCGCTTATATCAGAGTAATTTACTCTTAATCTACTTGGAGATCCAGGATCACCTGTTCCATACCCTTGCGAAAGATTTTTACCGTTTCTATAATTATCGTTGTAAGGTACCTTACCTGCAGCGAAGGGTAGCTCCTCTACTATAGTTTTTCTAAAATCTTGCCTTATGCTTGAGATTCCATTTTGAGACTTTTCTCCTGCTGATTTTAAACCCTGGTAATTTAGTGCGTAGGTAAAGTTGTGTATTGAAACTTCATCTTTCTCTATACCAAGTGGAAATATTTTTAGATCTGTGTAATCAACTCTTGGTAGAGTACTTCCTGTATTAAAGGTTTTAAGAATAGTTGGGTTTACAGTTGGAGTATCAGCTATGTTAAGTGTGTATAGGTCTACCAAATTTTCCTCTGTAGGGAATATTTTTCTACCTGATAGACTGCCTCCGTTGTGATTTATATCTGCAAGTAGTGCTACATTGTAAGCAACTGTGTTTGCTCCACCTCTAGCTCTTACTTCTACTGTGTCTCCTGTAATAACTCTCCTATGTATAGTTGTTAACCCTATACCTCCTATCGAAGTCGGTCCGCCAGCATACTGAATTAGTAGGTTAGGATTACTTGATATCGCTAACTTAGTCATTGCTTTTTTAGTAGCTGCATCGCCAATTACACCTAGTATCTTTGATTGATATAAGGTAACCAATCTCCTAGGATTATTGGATAGAGTCTCACTAGCTACATATTCATACTTAGCCTGGAAAGGATTTATTGGTACCGTTCCATGTCTATCGAAATGAAACCCTGTACCCTGTACACCGACCTGGGCTAGTGTATTCAAACCTCCATTATAGATTCTAGTATTTTCAAGGATACCAATTGACGATAAATCCGAACCAAAACTAATACTGTCTCCGGTCTGTATCTTAGGATTGGCTAACTGTAGAGCTTCTTGTTTGGCTATGAATAAAGGTCCTCTGGACTTATCCTTGAAGAACTTACTGATACGTAATTGATCGTATTTAGCTGCTTGACTAGCATATGCACCTCCTTGGTTTAGATCAAAACCTGCTCCAACGCCAGGAAAATCCAAGCTATTTTTATTGTTTTGATAGTAGTTTAGTTCTTCTTTGGTAGCATTTTCGGGTATAGCAAACTGTAGATATGGTTGACCGCTAGATCCATTACCTGGTCTATCGTTACCGTATTTTAAACTCTTTAAGTTTGTCTTTGATGTTATTAGTGGCATCTTGTTATGAATAATATGTTGATGATCCTGGGTTTAATAAATTTCCATAACTCACCGGTACGTTTACACCTACGGTATTTGCTAGTGTTTGGCCATCTACCTTTATAGTGGTATCCTTGGCTAGGATAGCCATCAAAATACGATTCTGCTCTTTTAATTCTGCAACCATTTCATCTGTTCTTCCTAGCTTAGTTCCTCCCTGAACTGTAATGGTGTCTTCAGGTAGGGTTTTTAGGGTAAAGTCTTTTGCAGACATTGCAGTAGGTTTTGGTGCTTCTGCTCCTAGATATCCTGCACCTGCTCCAACAGCGGCACCTGTTCCTAGAGCTGCTGTAATTGTTGCTAAGGAAGCTGCTTGAAGAGGTACGCCTAATGCAGCACCAATACCTGTAACATCTAAGAGAGTGCCTAGTACTAATCCGCCGATTGCTGCTGCTATTCCCATGCTGGCTCCTTTAGCTGCTCCTGCTGTTTTTGAACTACTTTCAGATTGCTTTTGTAAATCTGCTGCTTGACTTAGCAACTGCTTGCTTTGATCGCCAGTAGTTTTCGCTGCTTCTTGTCTTTTTTGTTCTGCTGCATCTGCAGTAGCCTGTCCACCGGTTAGAGTATCTACTAGTTTTATGATTAGATTTGCTAATTTATCTAGTGTGCCCCCTGTTACTAACTGAGTAAAAGCTTCTTTTGCCTTATCTAGAGCTTTAGCAAATTTTTCCTGTGCATCTAAATTTTCTAGATTTTTTAGGACTGTAGCTCCAGCAGCATCTCTTATTTCATCTGTAAGGTTTCCTGTATCTTTCAATACCCTGTAATTCTCCAATAAACTCTTACCGTTATCGTAATTTCCAGCTTTTTTCAAAGCATTCATAGCTTTTTGCTGGAATAGCATCTCAGCCATATCGTCTCTAGACATTCCTAAAGATTTAGCATAAGATTCTTGAGTGATACGGGTCATTTTCGAATATGTATCGTAATCTCCTATATTTTTAGCAATCTCATCTGTTAGCTTCTCAGTTTGATTGGTTAGTGCATAGTACCTAGCTGCATTTAGATTAATTTCTTTACCTGTAAGTAGTTCAGCCTCTAATTGAGCTTGAATCGATGATTCAAAATTTAATAAAGAGCTAGTAGTACTGTCTATCTTCTCAAGAGTGGTCCCTAACATTTTTGCTTGAGTGACTGCAAGGGTCATAGACTCATAGTTACCCTTAAAATTTAACTTTATGCCTGCAGAGAGTTTTAATACAGATTCAAGAATTTTCTTGTTATCTAGATTAAGGCCTACTCCTTTTTGGATACTGGCAGTAGTTCCTAATATGGTTTTTTCTATATCTTCAACTCCTTGACCTGTTGCTAAAGCACTCTGTGCTAATCCTATCATCGCCTCATCAGACAATTTAATATCACTTTGAGCTACTGCTAATTGAGTTTGCATAGTCTCAGTTAACATCACTGAAGTTCCCATTGCTTCATTAAAAGACATTTGAGCTCTAAAGATCTCTTTCTGTGAAACAAGTATACCCTCTTGTAGAGTTGCATGATACTTAGCAGCAGTTGCTGTATTGTACATTTGTTTGTATAGCTCTCCGGCCTCATCTTTACTGATAGACATACTACGGGAGAGTGCTGTAACATTCTTATCAGCTTCAAACATTGCTTCTACAAAAAACTTAACTACTTTGTAGACAGCGTCTATAATTGCTAGGATAACAGTTGATTTAGAGATACCTTCAAATGCTGCTGAGATGCCTTTTCCGAATGATTTGAAAACATTTTCTCCCTGTCTTGCTGAAAGACTCATAGCTTTTAATCCCGCATCGGCATCCATTATACTTCCGACTATGGGGATCTTGCCCATAGCTTTTAATAGCCCTGCACCTGCTTTAATTTTTAAGTTTGCTTTATCCCAGTTCTTAATATACACATCTAAGTTAGTGTTTTGTTCTTGTGCTTGGGTTACTAATTCTTTAGCAGTGTCAACAGCATCTTGTTCTACTCTTAACTTCTCTTTTGCTTTATCGTTCATTTCTGTAACCCTGTTTAGAACCTCTTTTGCTCTAGTTGCCGCTAGGGAATCTACACCGTTAGATGCTTTTGCAATAGCGTATCTCCTTTCAGCAGCAGTCTTAAGTGCTCTTGCAAGATCGGCCTGTCTTTGCGCGATAGGTAAGGTACCTCTTTCGATTCTACCTGCTTCTTGTTGAAGCTTTAATATATCGTCTGCAAGTTTCTTCTGTAATTTAGCAGCGTCTAATCTTTTTAAATCGTTCGTAGATAACTTATCAAACTGACTAGCTAGGTTGGTTAGATCTTTAGATAGAGATTTTGTAGCTTGTGCAAAAGTATCCTGTATAGCTGACCCAGCTTTCTTGTAAATCCTCTGCAACTCGTTAGCATTATCTACCAACGCCCTACTCTGGTCGACTGCATTCTCTAAGCCTTGTTGATCAAACGGTGTATTTGCCATTATATTTTATACTTTGTACATATAAATAGGAAAAAGGCGACTATTTCTTAGCCGCCGATTTAGTTTTTGTTACATAGTCTGCTGGAGGTTGTTGGATATTGGGTTTAAATATCTGAGCTGGGTCTTGAGGTTGTGTATTATTACTAGCATTCTTCTTCTCGTAATATACTTTCATTTTGTTATAAGTGAACTTCCTCAACCAAATCGGCATATTATAGATCGTCTCCCAATCATATCCTCCCTGACCATGAAACACAATTTCGTGTATTTCTGAGAATAGACCTATCCTACTCGTCTGACCCTGGCCAAAAAAAATCTAGCCCGATTGGGATATCAATGCCCTCCTCTGCATCGTCTGAGTAGTGTTTTAATTCTACGTCTGGAGATACTTTTTCGTAATAACTTCTCAATACTCTTGAATCTTTTGCAACCAAGTAATTATCGACAAATTCACGGATAGCTTTTTGATCTCTATCTCCATTCACTGATGTGATGATGTGTTTGAGTCTTGTGGTTCTATCAAAAGAACCTTTAGGTGATAGCTTTAATAAGCCTTTAATCTCTGCATCGATCTTCTTGTCGTCTCCATGAGATAATAGCTTAAATGTAATAGTAGTACCGGTGGTAGGAAGATCAAGAGAAAACTCATTTAAACCCTGTTTAACAAGTGTTTCATCTAAGGGCTTATCTCTTAGTTTAGACAGGTCACAGGTCACCTTCTCTTTTTGACCATTTGAATTAACGGTTTCAAAAGTATAGTCTTTACCATATCCTAATACACGAGCAGCAACCAAGATAGCATTCTTATCTCCGATCAATAACTCATCATAGTTAACCTTGGTTACGATTAGAGCTTGTAGAAGTTTATCAATAACTGTACCATCTTTTAAG